ATGTTTCGAAAGAAACATTTTCAAAATTAGAAGGAAAAGTAATTCTTAAGAAGAATATTAAATATAGAATTATTTACCCTCCTAATTATCCAAAGGAAAAGCAAATGAATGCATCGAGAATTAAACAATGCATTCAAGGGTTTAAAGCCGAGTCCCTATTAGGGGCTATCGCCGGCGCTAAAAGAATATTTAGTCAAATAGGTAATCTCTTAGATTTTATAACACAAGTAGGAGAAGTAGCGACAACTATTAAAGAGAAAGGTAAAACTTTCTTAATTAGAATTTGTAGTATTTTGACTCGTTTTTTAAAATTAGCCACTAGTGATAGCCTTGATATAATTCCCTTTTTGTGTTTGATAGCAGATGCTTATGCACTTAAAGAAGATTTTTATGATATAGAGTATGAAAATTTTAACGCTCAAGCAATAGAAGATATTTTAGTATCTTCAGTTTTAGGAATGTTGCCTAATCAATTTAAAGCGATAGCCTTAGCATTGATAGCAATTCAAAGAAGAGAAACTTTAATTTCTCCGTCTTATCTACAAACCATTGTAGATGTACTTAGAAATTTGTTAGATTTTATAGCCGTGTTTGTAAACATACCTATGATTACTAACTTAGTAGAAAGCACTAAAAATTTGCTCGGACAATTTTCATCCTACTCAATTATTTCGGAGTGTACTAGTCATTTATTAGAGTACCAAAGAAATCCGATACGTTTAAATCAACCAGAGTTCTGGAATCAAATAGATAAGACATTTGAGAAGATTGATGGTCTAACAGCAGGCACTTCAGGTATGGAAGCTCTAGATATAGCAAGACTACACCCAGCCCTTAAACAAAGAATAGAAGCTTTCTTAAATTTAAAGAAGCTTAAAGATCAAGTTCAAAATGCAAGTAGATTAGAACCTAGTGCGTTCGTTTTTGATGGCCCTCCAGGCTTGTTCAAATCAGTAACATTAACAAAAGTTTTAAAACTATTGGATAAAAGTGTTTATGTTCATCACGTTAAAAGTATGATGGACGGAAAAGATTTTTACGATCTATATGCAAATCAACAAGTCTTTTATATGGATGATGTAGGACAACAAGGAAAGTCACAATGGAGAAACCTAATTAACTGGGTTAGTTGTGTTCCTTTACCTTTAGATTGTGCAACAGCATCGCTTAAAAATACAAAGTTATTTAATTCAGAGATTATAATGTTAACCACGAATCAATTCATGGGTTTACAAGGATTTACAAACCAAGACGGAGTTTCTGATCCCAAGGCTCTTTTTAGAAGAGCTTTTGTTTTTGATTGGTATGGTTTAAAACTAGAAAATGATGCCTTAGGCAATCCCACTTTAAAAGGTATTATAACACTAAAGAAATATGATACCCTAAGAGATCAATGGGGAGTTTTTAACCTCAGAGATTTAAAAGGTACTCTAGTTGTTACAGATGAGAATGATTTATTAACGTGGATAACATCTTGGATTTTGACCATTAGCGAATGGAAAAAAGCTTGCAAAGATAGAAATGAAGTTTCTGAAGAGAGGAAACAACTAATTAGAGAAAGAGTAGTTATCGCTGACTTTACACCAGAGATGCTCTCTATCGCTAATTTTGCTCAAAACGATGTGTCTGATGCTGATAACGATTCAGATGAAGATTTTGAAGATGCTTCGGAAGATGATACTGGACCCATATTTTTCAAACCTGCTCTAGTAAACGACGTAAGAACGTTGAGTGCTAATATGCCTTACAGAACAATAGATGATTTCACTGCAGCGGAGCAAATCTTTTTACATGCAAATGTAGAAATAGAAGACCCTGAGATTGATATCGGAGAAGAACCTCGATATAATGGAGTCGGAAGAGTTTTTACAAATATGGAAGCCAGGAATATTGATATCATTAATATGAAAATAAAAGAGTGGTCTCTCATTGATCATTTTAAGATAATGTCCAAGATCGCTTTTAGTTTATTATCTAATGCACTAACTGCACTATTTGGGGCCATAATTACATTTATATCAAACCCCAAAAACAAAACGTTGCTTTTAGCTATAATATGCTATTTTCTGATGCTTTGGGGAATATGGACATGTACCACAAAGTTTGAAGGTCAAACTTCTTTAAAAGAGATAGATCATTGGGAAGATTTAAAGAAAATCTTAGATGTGGCATGTTCGTCGCAAATTAATGCAATTGAGAGAAATCATGTCAAGGAAATAACTTTAGAAGAAGATGGCATTAAAATGTGTTGTTTTTGTTTTGACCGGTATATTATTATTCCTAGCCATGCACTGTTTAATACAAAACAGTATCAGACAATTAGCTTAAAAGATGTCAAAAGTAACAATGTTTTACTCGTTTCCGCTTTGTGTGAAGTAATATATCAAAGTAATGCAGAAGATATTGCGATCCTCAAACTCCCATCTAATCACGCCTTAACTTTTAAAGACGCCAAGTTTAACACAGAAGGAGAGAATTCAACTTATCTAGTTACACCAGTAGGTGCAATTAAAACTCAAAATATTAGATCATCGGCATCATTAGGTGACATTCCCTATTCAATGAGTGGAAATAAACACTTTTCAAACGTTATTAAACCATGTGATAGAGAGTTGTATACGGTCCATTTTAGAGGAATGTGTGGCAGTGTTTTAGCCACCCAACATGGAAGAATAATGGGAATGCACGTCGCAGGATCAGATAAAGAGTGTTTAGGAGCTAGTTTAATTTGGTCGAAAAACCTTTGCACTTATTTAGAATCTCTCCCGCGCATGAACAGCATGCCTGGAACAATTTTCTTACATGAAAAACAGGACCAAAACTCATCGTGCGCGAGAGTTGAATCGTTTGGGTACGCGGCAGTTCCGGATAAAACAAAGATCATGCCAAGTCCTTTATATGGGTCTTACCCAGTGACTCGCTCCCCGGCGAACCTTAATAAATATGGGTATGAGACGGTCAAACAGATTTTTTCAAAGTCAACAAGTCAAGTCATTCAGCCCCCAGCAGAAGAGATTTTGTTTGGTAAAGAAGTCTTGAAAGATCTTTTACCAGAATTTGGAGATGTAACCGACAAACAAGTGATAAAAGGGTATGAAGGAATAGCCCCTATGAAAAAAGATACGTCCAACGGTTTTAAATGCAAGAAATCAAAGTTAGAGTATATAGATTTTGAAGAGGGAGTTCCCAGAGATTTCTTTCTTAAAGAACTAAATGATTGGGAAGAAAATATTAAATTAAACAACCCTAAAGATAATGAGAAATTTGTATGGTTCGAAACTCTTAAAGATGAAATTAGAAATAATGAAAAAGAGGGAGAACCTAGATCTTTCCGTGTATCTACAATACACCAACAATTTTGGACTAAGAA